CTATCTTGAGGGTGCAAACTTTCTTACTGCAGCAGTTAGTACTCCAGCAGATGCTATGGGTCATTCTCTTCTTCTGCTCTGGGGTCCTGAGGCTCAAGGGGATATCGTCAGGTGGTTCCAACTTGGAGGGCTTTGGACCTTTGTTGCTCTCCACGGTGCATTTTCCCTAATCGGGTTTATGCTTCGTCAGTTTGAGATTGCTCGCCTGGTGGGCATCCGTCCTTATAATGCCATTGCTTTTTCTGGTCCTATTGCTGTATTTGTTTCAGTGTTCTTGATGTATCCACTGGGTCAATCCAGTTGGTTCTTTGCACCTTCATTTGGTGTTGCTGCTATCTTCCGTTTCCTTCTATTCCTTCAAGGTTTCCATAACTGGACCCTCAACCCCTTCCACATGATGGGAGTTGCTGGTATACTGGGTGGAGCACTACTCTGTGCTATTCATGGAGCAACTGTAGAAAACACACTATTTGAGGACAGTGAGCAAGCAAATACATTCAAAGCATTTGAACCTACGCAAGAGGAAGAAACCTATTCAATGGTTACTGCTAACAGATTCTGGTCGCAAATTTTTGGTATTGCTTTCAGTAATAAGCGTTGGCTTCATTTCTTCATGCTTTTCGTTCCCGTTATGGGTCTCTGGACTTCTTCTATCGGTATTATTGGTCTTGCTCTTAACCTTAGATCTTACGACTTTGTAAGTCAGGAGATTAGAGCAGCAGAAGATCCTGAGTTTGAAACCTTCTACACGAAGAACATTCTACTCAATGAAGGTCTTCGTGCTTGGATGGCACCAGCGGATCAACCTCATGAGAACTTTGTGTTCCCAGAGGAAGTATTACCTCGTGGAAATGCACTCTAAATAATTCAAAGTAAGGGGTGGAAACACCCCTTTTTTAATATAGATATAGTGGTTCGAAGAAACTGAACAATTATTTGAAATGTAATATGGAAGAAAATAATATAGTTATATTAGAAGACATTTTTGATCAGAAAATGATTGATCTATTATATCTTAGTTGTAAAAAACAGTTTGTTTATAACATAGCACATCATGATCAAATATATGTAACAAATTGTATTTTGGATTGTCATGGATTGGCATTATCATCGAATGTTGTATTTCCATATTATGAAAATCATTGGAACATATTTTGTATGAAAATAAAAAAAATAATTATTGATTATTGTGATAAAGTTGGACTTGATAAGACACAAATAACCCCACATTCTTGTTGGGGAGAGAGGTCTGTTAATAAAGTAAAAAATAATGGGAAAACATACAAGAGATTTCATTCGGAACAATTTCAAAAAAATATTGACGAATGGCTTGAACAATATTTGAAAGTTGAAAAAATAGAACTTATACGAGTAATTTATTTTCTAAAAAACCCAGACCCTAAGTTTGGTACTACAGTGTCAATAAATAACAAAATTATCTCTATTCCTGGAAAAGAAAATTCATTGTGCATAATACCATGTGGTGATAACATGTTTTCAAATAAATTTCCAATAGATACTGATGAAAAATATAATCTTGTTTTTGATTGGTATCTTCATCCTCCAAATGCCAAAAATATGGCAACATGGTTTTTACCTGATTTAGATTATAAAAATAATTATAAAGAACAATTAGAACATTGGTGGTATAAAAAAGGAGTAAAATATGATTAATTCTGAAACGCCTTATAAATTAGCAGAGATTATTAGAGATACTTGGCCTCAACTTTACAGACCTATTAAACCAGTGTATAATAATTCAAATGCCGAAAAAATAAATGACAAAAGAAACATACGGTAATCAATTTCGTTCTGGTGAAAAAAATATTGATGATTTGCACAGATCTTTAATTAGAGATCTTATGAGTAAATCTGCAGAAGAATATAAATTTAATTATGTTATGAAAGATGTTTTTGAAATAATGCGAAATTTGGGGTGGTCTGGTGATGATACTTTTGAAGTTCAAGTGGCAGGAACTTTGCCCAGAGATAAGTTCATTGTAATTAAAAATAGCAATCTTAATCCCAAACAAAAATCACTTCCACAAAGTGATTTAAAGGCAGTTAAAATTTAAAATATATAATAAACTACTAATTAAATTTAAATATGAAATTTACAGTTTACTCTAAAAATGGATGTCCATATTGCGAAAAAATCAAAGACGTGCTAAGGTTGTCGAACCTAGAACATGTCGTCTATGTTCTCGATGAGCATTTTACCAGAGATCAATTCTACAAAGAGTTTGGAATGGGATCCACTTTTCCTCAAGTTATTATGGACGACAAGCATTTAGGTGGTTGTATTGACACCGTTAAGTATTTACAGGAGAATAAGATCATTTGATGGAAGACACACTTTTTGACATTTATTCTGATATTGAACGTGCAATAGATCTTGCTTTTGAAGGAAGATTTGTTTTAAAGTTTTATGATTATTTGAAAATAAAAAGTGTTAGGAGGAGGGAAGTTGATGTCTTTATTGAAAGTATAACTGCCAATAATATCAATACGGTAGTTATGGACCTTGATGATTATCTAGAAGGTGGTTCTGATGAAATTCATAAACAACTTCGTGAAGCTTATGGTCATATTCCTAAACCTCAAGCAAGAAAAATTAGAAATTACCTTTATGGTATTTTAGAAGATGCTTGGAGATACAGTCATGATAAGAGACCAGGAAGGAGAAAAAAGGAAACTAAATAATCAAGAACCCAACATTAATCGTGGGTTTGAATTGATGTTACGACAACATAATAGGAGGGAGAAAAAACCACAACCAAAAACATTACAAATAATGTTTGGTAAAATGGTTTCTCTCTTCAAGCGAGAGTTCCATTTTTATTTTGAAATAAGTCTTGATATAAAGAAAAAGTAACTCTCGGGAGAAACACGATGTTAGCAGTAGCACTCACCTTAGGAACATTAATTTCTATCATGTTCTTTTTTGTAGGTGGCATTGTTGGATGGATGGCAAAACAATATGTAATTGAGAAAAATTACGTTGCTTATACTCATCCAGAAATGTTTGATGAAAATGGAAACGTAATTCCCGATGAAATTTTAGCAGTGAGATTTGAAAATGACTACGAATACGACAACGAAGAAGACGACGACGAGTAAGAAATCTTCTACAACTACTCAAGAAATTCCAGAACTTCAAGCAAATCCATTTCAATATGAAATTTTGAATTTGGTTAACAAGCAAAGAAGTAATATTGGTAAGGTTGAAGTTCTAAAAAAATATAGAAATGATGCCCTTGTTTCAATTTTAATTTGGAACTTTGACGAATCTATTATTTCATTACTTCCGCCTGGAGAAGTTCCATATGCTCGCGTAGATGAGCAATCTTCTCTTAATGATACTCTTTCAGGATCTATTGAAAAGGGTAATAAGGTTATGGGTAGGACTGATGAATTTATCAGAGATAGACATACCTCAATTCGTAATGAGTTTGGAAATTTCTATAACTATCTTCAAGGTGGAAATCCTTCATTGAGTTCTCTACGTAGAGAAACTATGTTTATTCAAATGCTTGAAGGTCTGCATCCACAAGAAGCAGAAATTATGGTGCTTGTTAAAGATAAACTTCTTTCAACTAAGTATAAACTTACACAAGAAATTGTTGCTGAAGCATATCCAGATATCCAGTGGGGAGGTCGTTCTTGACAGTTCAATTTATCCACCAAAATTGTAATCCAGAATTAGCAAAAGATAAGAGTTTACCTTATAGTGCCTATTTGGTGGAATATGTGTGTGACGGTGAAACTTCTTATGATATTGTTAATAGTCAAAAAAAGATAGAAATTTTTGACTATTACTGGGATAAGTATCGTGAAGGACTTAAATCTTTTAAACAAACTGAAGGTATGGTAAATCCTAAGCTTTGGGGGCAAAAACCTAAGGAGGAGAAAAGAAAAAAATGAGTGCTGGATTTGGTGCAGAAAAAACTAAAGATGGTAAAGCAGTAGTTGTTATCAATGACAATGAAATAAAAAAACTTCTTAAGGAATATAAAAAAATAAAAAAATATATGAAATCATCTTTATATACTGTCCAAACAATGGATGGTATTGAAAATTCAGTTTCTAAATTACTGAAAGAATATTCCGAAGAGGAGATTAACTAAATTAATTATAGATAAATGGGAAAACATTACTTACTTAACTTGTATGGATGCTCTTTTGTCCTTTTGGATAATGAGAGTTGTCTTATAGACTTACTAGAAAACGCAGCAGTTGCAAGCGGTGCCACCGTAATTCAGACTATATCAAAAAAGTTTGAACCACAAGGAGTGACTGTAATTTGTTTATTGTCTGAAAGTCATATTAGTATTCATACGTGGCCAGAAGAAGGCAAAGCAGCAGTAGATGTTTATACCTGTGGAGATTGCAATCCTAAGATTGGTTGCGATATGATAATTCATCAACTTTATGCTCAAAATCATACTTTGAGTTATATTGAGCGTTAACTAAATACACTATATCTGGAGAAATATATGCTCTCTACTCAATACCGTATTCGTCTTGAAGCAATTTGTGAGAAAATTGCTAGAGGTGAATCTGTAGAGTTAAGTGATATGATTTGGGCGGAAAAATTGTCAAAAGCAAATCGTTCTGCTGCGACTATTTTGAGGCAGGCAAGACGCCGTGCAGCAAATCCTGATATGCAGGAAGGTGGTCTTGATGATTTTATGAATGCTCTAGATCTAGGAGATCCAGATCCTTCTAATCATAAAACTGGATTTTATAGTGTTGATGATATTATAGACTTTTTCTCTGGAGACAAACCTGAGGATTGGCGGCAAAGAGATTAAGTTGTAACAAATATTACAAAACTCATTGACTATATAAGACAATGGGTTATAATTACCCTACGTTCATTCACTATTCTTTATCACGTATAGTGAACGGAAGTAAGCCGACTCGGAACGGATCGTTCATCTATGGAAGCACTCATCCTTACTTGCTTGCAAGCACAATTGATTGCCACCCGAGTTTACAAAGCAGAGATGCCTAAGCAAACTCGCAACGATCTCATTTGGGAGATTAAACAAATCTCTCCGAAGGAGTGTAAAGTAGACGCAAAAGCCGACTGAAGGAACGCTCTTTAATCTAACATTTAAGGAGAACCCTAATGTCAAAAGTTGTATATCGTGGTGTTGAATACGATACCACAGAACGTCCAAATCAAACGTTTAAAATTGAACCCCATGTAGAAATCTATCGTGGATCTATGTTTTACGTTGATGAAAATGGAAATAAACTTCACATGGAAAAATCCAAAGGAGGTATTAAATGAATACTTACTTCGTTCGCTATCTCAAGAAAAAAGCAAAGAAAGAAAAACTTCTTAAAGAAGCACAATTAAATATGGCAAAGCAACCACAAGTTGCTTAATGCACGGGGGGTTGACTTCCCCCCTTTTTTTATGTATAATTAACTTAGATTTTTATTTTACTATGGCTTCTAAAACTGCGGGTTTAAAAGTTAAAGATTTGTATGAAAAATATCCACATTTTGAAACTGAATTTCTTAAAATGTGGAGAAATATTATTAAAGAAGCACTTGCTGGACAAGTAGCAAGAACACCATCAAGTAAAAGTTTGAGGGGTATTTCCAATATTATAAAAAAACATTGGCCTTATTTTACTAATATAGAAGTAGTTAAAGTTACTGATATGATTTCTTCTAGATTTAATAACCATAAATTGCTTCCTGATTGGGATGGATATAGAAACAAACTTCCTAACATTTTTCCAGAAACTGTAATTGGTCAATTGGTTTTTTCAGAAAACGAAGATGGTACATCAAGTATTATAGGCACTATTCCAGAGCCATCTTCAGATGATATGTGTGTGATTATTATTCAAGGTAAAAAAATGAATGCCCAATTTACAGATGTTCCTCAAGATACCGCATATTCCATTCTTTCTGAACTTTCAAAATCTTTAGCATAATATGATGGGGGTTGACTTCCCCCCTTTTTTTATGTTATTATTATTGATGTTAATAACCATAATATGAACATTGAAAGATTAAAACTATTAATTAATGATCTAGAAGTTGTTTTAAATCAATTAAAAATTGAAATTTATGGTGATGATATTGGGGAAGAACAAGTGATAAAAGGTTTCTCTTCTCCAGATTTAGATTATGATGAAATTTTTGATGATGAAGAATAGTACTAAAATGGAGTGTAATATGAAACCTATTGTTAAATTGATTGCTGTTACTCAGGGTGCAGGAGAACTTGCTGGGAAGTCTGCACAAGAAGTAATCACATATAATGCTCGTGTAAGTAACCCAAATAATCAACTTAAATTTGATACTTCTGCGGGACTTCTTCGTTATTGTATTAAACAAAATCATTGGTCTATTTTTGAACAAGCAGATATGACCCTTGAGATTAATACTACTCGTGGTATTGCAGCTCAAGTTTTGCGTCATAGGTCTTTTACATTTCAGGAATTTTCACAACGGTATGCAGATACAAAACTTCTGACTGACCTTCCTGAGGTTCCTGAACTTCGTAAACAGGATGAAAAGAACCGTCAAAATTCAACCAATGATTTGGATGAGCATGTGAGGGAAAAGTTTGAAGGAATGATCGAGCAACACTTTGAAGAGGCACAACGTCTCTATGATAAGATGCTTGATCATGGAGTTGCAAAGGAATGTGCAAGGTTTGTGCTCCCACTTGCAACCCCCACCAGAATCTACATGAAGGGCTCTGTAAGGTCATGGATCCACTACATTGACCTACGCTCTGCTCACGGCACCCAGAAGGAGCATATGGACATCGCAGAGGCAGCACGGTGCGTTTTTATCTGCCAGTTCCCCGATATTGCTAAAGCACTTGCATGGGAACCTGAAAATTGTCCAGAGTGCTCTGATGCACCTTCTATTACTATCGAATAAATATTCTTACAGTTTATGGTAACTTATGGCGATTTATCCTATTATTAATAAAGAGACTGGGGAACGAAAAACTATTGAAATGAGTGTTCATGAGATCACTCAATGGTATGTAGATAATCCAGATTGGCATAGAGATTGGTCTAAAGGATGTGCTTCTCTTGGAGAAGTTGGCGAATGGAAAGACCAACTCGTTAAAAAACATCCTGGTTGGAATGAAGTTCTTGAAAAAGCATCTAAAGCTCCTAAGTCCCTTGTTAAGAAAATCTAATGGCAAGAAAAAGAAGAAATCCTGATCAACCAATTGGTGTTGGTATGACTGCTAAACAAATGAAAAGAAAAAAACCCATTAATTGGGATTTACTTTTAGATATCGATCCTCTTACAGATAATCAAAAACGTCTTTTTGAGAGTTATGATTCTGGAAAAAATTTAGTTGCATATGGTGCAGCAGGAACTGGTAAAACTTTTATTACTCTTTACAATGCATTGAGAGATGTTCTTGATGAAAATTCACCATATGAAAAAATTTACATTGTTCGTTCTCTTGTAGCTACTAGAGAAATTGGATTTCTTCCTGGAGATCATGAAGATAAATCTTCTCTGTATCAAATTCCTTATAAGAACATGGTTAAGTACATGTTTCAAATGGCAACTGATTCAGAATTTGAAATGCTTTATGGTAATTTAAAAACTCAAGGAACAATTAGTTTTTGGTCAACTTCTTTTATTCGTGGAACAACTCTTGATAAAGCAATTATTGTTGTTGATGAATTCCAAAACTTGAACTTCCATGAATTGGATAGTATAATTACTCGTGTGGGTGAAGACACCAAAATTTGTTTTTGTGGTGATGCTACCCAGTCTGATCTTGTGAAAACAAATGAAAGGAATGGAATTATTGACTTCTTAAAGATTTTAAGGATAATGCCATCATTCGATCTAATTGAATTTGGTGTTGAAGATATTGTTCGTTCTGGTCTCTGTAAAGAATACATTGTTGCAAAAACGCATTTAGGATTTTGATGTTTACACATGTTGATTTGAAACTCCCAGATCTTGAGAGAGAAACTGTAAATGGAGTTAGGTATTATAAAATTCCAGATAATGGTGAAATACTTAAGTTATTTTCTATTACTTCTGTAACTAGTCATAAAAATCGCCAATTCTTTGCGAATTGGCGTAAACGTATAGGAGAAGCCGAAGCGGATAAAATTACTAGACAAGCAACCAGTCGTGGCACTGATATGCACACTCTAGTTGAAAATTATCTGTATAATATTCCAGAACTTCCTCAAGTTCAACCTTTGTCAGATTTCTTATTTAAAATTGCCCGCCCAGAATTAAATAAGATAAATAATATTCATGCATTAGAAAGTTCTCTATATAGCAAGGTATTAGGCATTGCTGGAACCGTAGATTGTATCGCGGAGTATAATGGGGAACTAGCAATCATAGATTTTAAAACATCTAAAAAACCAAAACCAGTAGAATGGATTGAACATTATTTTGTTCAGTGTATGGCATATGGTTGTATGCTCTATGAATTAACTGGAATTAGCATTAAAAAACTTGTAATCATTATGTCATGCGAAAATGGAGAATGTATTGTTTATGAAGAATATGATAAAGCAAAGTACATCAAACTTCTCACCGAGTATATTAGAGAGTTTGTTCAATTCAAACTTGGAGAATATGGAGACTAGAATAGAAAACGAATTTGAAAAAGTATTAGAAACTAAATTCTTTTGTCCATCAAAGTTTGCACAAGAAATAGAAAAACTTGTACAAACTAATCTTGATATGAACTATATTGACGCAATAGTTTATTTTTGTGAAAAAAATAATATAGATTTAGAATCAGTTCCTAAATTAATTTCAAAACCACTAAAAGAAAAAATTAAATATGATGCTATTGAATTGAACTTTTTAAAACGTACATCTAGAGCTAAATTGGTATTTTAATCCATTTTCCTGCGAAATTTTTTCGTGGGAAATTTTATTTTTGTGAGATTTTTTATGACACCGTTTGATGTTTATAAGACTTATATTTCTTTAAAAAACCATTTTACAAAGGAGAAATACGATTATTATAAGTATTGTGGTAAGACGAGAGCACAATTACAATCTTTTTATAAAAGAAAAGATCGATATTGGTTTGAACGTTTATCAAGACAAAAAGGGGATAAAGAAATAATAGACTTTTTTGTTTCAAATTTTGTTTCTTGTGATGATCCACAATCTCTTTGGATTGGTGATATAATCCGAGAAGGTGAAGGTAGATATGTTCAGTGGATGAAAAAACAACAATCATTAAGTTATTTTTTCCAACAAGAAATTGAAAAAGTTTTCAATAAAAATAACTTTGATAGTATGTTTGAAATAAAAAATAATTCCCATCCACAGTTGATTAAAGAATATTTCCAAGATAATATATCTTTAGAAACAATGGTTATATTGAATAGAATTTTTAATTTTTTAAATTCTTTTGATAAGAAAATGGAAGATCCTGTGTGGCAGTTTATTTCAATGAGAATAAAAAAATATGATTGTTTTCTAAATATTGATATATTTAAATATAGAAAAATTTTAAAGGAGTGTGTATTGTGAGTTTTTTTGAATCTGAAGTAGTTCGTGCAGAAATGACTGAAATAACAGAATTACAGGAAGAGCTTTATAATAGTGTGTTTAAATTTTACCAAATGGATGATAAAGGTAAAATGGAACACGTAAACCTCCTCCAAAGACTTTTAGATAAACAAAAAATATTATATACAAGATTGTCTCTGTCGGATGATCCAGAGGCAAAGAAGATGAAAGAAAATATATCTAAGTCTGCAATGATGATGGGTCTTCCAGAAGGAATTGATATGAATATTATTTTTTCAAATATGGAAAAATTGATACAAAAGATGAAAGATCAGGTCAATAAAACCGACAGTTGACTTGGCAGGGGACTTGCACTATACTGGTAAGTGTCCACCGCAAGTCCCCAAAGGACACACACAAGCCGAATCTCAAAAATACGAGGTAAACTAATGTCTTTTTCCGATCTTAAAAAACAATCGTCTCTCGGTTCTCTTACACAAAAACTTGTCAAAGAGATGGAGAAGATGAATACTTCTTCCAATGGTGCTGATGATCGCCTTTGGAAACCAGAAATGGATAAAACTGGTAACGGATATGCCGTAATTCGTTTTCTTCCAGCTCCCGAAAGTGAAGATCTTCCTTGGGTAAAAATGTATGCTCATGGATTCCAAGGTCCTGGGGGTTGGTATATTGAAAACTCGCTCACTACTATTGGGCAAAAAGATCCAGTTTCTGAACATAATCGTGAACTGTGGAACAGTGGTAGTGATAAAGATAAAGAAACTGTTCGTAAGCAAAAGCGTAAACTGTCTTACTATTCTAATATCTACATTGTGAAGGATCCCGCTAATCCTAGCAATGAAGGAAAAGTATTTCTTTTTAAATATGGTAAGAAGATCTTTGATAAGATCATGGCAGCAATGCAACCAGAGTTTGAAGATGAAACTCCTATCAACCCCTTCGACTTCTGGCAGGGTGCAAACTTTAAACTGAAGATTCGTAAGGTTGATGGATATTGGAACTATGATAAATCTGAGTTTGATCGTCCTGCTCCTCTCTTAGATGATGATGAAGCAATGGAAGGAATTTGGAAAAAGGAATATTCCCTTAACCAATTAATTGCTCCCACAGAATTCAAAACATACGAAGAACTTGAAAAGCGTCTTAAGTATGTTCTTGGTCAAAAGGGAACTCCTCGATATCAAGACCAAGATGAGCATGAGGAAGAAGATAACGCCCGTGGTTCTTTTACTCCTAACTTTGAATCACGTAATCAAACGTCAGAACTTCCTGAAAATCTCAGTAAAGAATTAAGTTCTATTGGATCTAGTTCTTATGAAGAAGAGGAAGATGATGCCATGAGTTACTTTCAACGACTTGCTGAAAGTTGATCATTCATAAAATCTAGGGTTATCACCTTTCTTTAGGGTTCTGGACATATACTGTTCAGAACCTTCTCTATATGTCATTAATTTTTCTATATCGTCAAATATAAGGTTTAAATATCTTGGCTTTAATAAGTAAATTTGTCTCTTTTTATTTTCTATTTTAATTTCATATTCATAATTTGTAACTGGTACTGAGCAATCATATCCTGATATTTCTACATCTACACCCAATCCATTATCTCTGTATATTATTCCTTTGGTTACTTTTTTATACCAATTGTATCCATTAAATCTCCATTTGGTTCCTTTACTTTCGTAGATCTCCCCAACTTGAGGTTCGTAAATGTTTCCTGGTGGTCCTATATCTACTGATGGTTGTGAAGTATATCCACTCCCTTTTTCAGTAATAACAATTTGCTCTATTCCACCCTGGAAAATTTTTGCATACCCTTCTGCTTTTATTGGTGTTGGTGGACTTGAAAATGTAATAATGGGTCTGGATGTATAGTTATATCCAGGATCAGTTACAACTACTTCTGATACTTCATCATCGCTTATTAGTGCATATCCAACTGCTGTTCTTGATGGAATTGGTGGTTGAATAGTAACAGTTGGTGGGTTTACATATCCTCCGCCAGGATTTGTAATTACAATCTGAACAATTCTTTCTGATCCTATTACTGCATATCCTCTTGCAGTTAAATCAATATCATAATTATATACTTTTCTATTTTGTGCCCCAGAAATAAACAGTCTTGTTTTATCTGAATTTATATACAAATCTGTTATTGCATTATCTTGTGTCGATGCATTTAATTGTGTTACTAAAGAAGCACTACTCACTAACCATGGGGTTGTTAAATTGAAAATATATGCATTGTCTGTTGTATTTCCCGCTGCATATAACTGAGTTCCATCATCACTAAATGAGAACCCCAAAAACCAATCTTCACCAGTTAAATCAAATAAGTTTACACTATCAACTTCGGATGCAGATTTTGTTGAAATATTCCATGCTATGGATAGTGAATATTTTCTGATAGAATCTGGATTATTTGCATCCATAACAAACATAAATTTACCATTATCTTGAAGTCTTACCCCAGATGGTGAAGGAACTGCAACACTAGTAACATATGTTGCTGTACTAATATCCCATGCAGTGGATAAATTATATGATGCTATTTTATATCCAGATGACGTTAATCCAGATACATACATCACTCTTCCATCTGGTTTGAATTCAACTCCAGTGGCATATGTAAAACTTATTCCTGTTGTTAAAGTATATGATCTTACAAATGTTCCTGATGTAATATCCCATGGAGTTGATAAACTATATTGTTCAATTTTTCCTTGAGTATATCCAAGATCTCCATGTGCAGTGAATAAGTAGGAACCATCAGAGGAAACATACATTCCTTCTAAACCTTGTCCAGTTGTGAATGATGATTGATTTAGAAATGCTGCATTTCCTACAATGTTTTCTGGTGTTGAGAATGTAACTGTTGGTACAAATGTATATCCTGCTCCACCACTTTGAATACCAACATTAGTAACTGATCCCCCTACACCTATAACTGCATTAACAACTGGTGGAACTGTTGGTGGTGGACTTGAAAATGATACTGTAGGTTGAGCTGTATATCCCTTACCACGGTTTATAATTGTGACTATCCCAACTTCTCTTTCTCCAGGAACTAATGATAGATTTGCAATTGCTGTAGCAGTGACCACTTGATCTGGGTTTGAGAAATTTACACTAGGAGCAATTGTATAACCAGTTCCAACTTCATTTATAGAAACTGTTAAAATTTGTGTGTTTGAAACTGTAGGTGTACCAGTCGCATTTTTCCCAGGAATTGGTTTTGGTAAAACTACATTTGTATTTGGTTCTACCAAATATTGTGGTGCATTATGAAAGATTTCATCAACTACCAACCCTGATTTAACGATAGTTATATCATCAGATGATTTATATTCTATTGTTTCATAGTGATGTATTCCATTGTATAACTCATCATAAGAACCATATTTTGATAATAGATATTGATCTAATTCATCTTGAGATCTTGGCCATTCATCATATACATTCATTATATTATTTGACATTAAGACAACCCAATCCAAATTTTGATCACCATAAAATTCATATGCAACATTATCTGGTCTATTATCACCAACAATATTATACTTTTCAAAGAAAGATATATTATTAAAAATGTCTTCTCTAACTTTAGCTCTTAAGAATAAATTTTTAACTTCAATATAATCGTTTGTTGAACGACTATCTTTTAATCTACTTACGTAGTCTAGATTTGGAACTCTTGAAAAATAATTTGACATTGTTAGTATCCTATTTCGTTTACGTTTGATGAGTATTCGTCTTCGTATACTGGTTCAAGTTCCATAAATTGCATTTGAAGACCATATGAAACCATAGCACCACCTTCATCATATGCCATATAACTTCCTTCTGGAGTATAATCAACGTTAAAAGATTGTAAGGCGCATTTTTTAATTAGATTTAATCCTGGGTGTGTTGTTGATCCTTGATCACCGTTACCTTTAAAGATATAATCAATTTGAAATACGTGTGGGGCTTTTAAAAATAAATTTGCCTCACTTCTTTGAACTGCCATTCCTTGTTTAAAAAATCTTATTATTGCTTTAATCTCATCTGCTTCGTTTTTGTTTCTTGCTGATAATTTGAAACTAAAGTTGAATGGTCTTAATGCAGGACCTTCAAAAAGTAACTCTGTATTTGAATTTAATATTGCACCAAACAATCTAGATTGTAAATTAGTGGCACCAGTCGCTTGCTCACCAAAATATGTTGCTATGATTGTTTTAACTGAATCATTTACTTGTTGATTTTGTGTTATACCTTGTGCAGTAGTAAATGCTTGATTAAATCCTTCTTTAACTCCACCAGTAATTCCATCTAATGCAATTCCCGTGAGTGCTAATTGGGCAGCATTTATAACATCTTCATTCCACTTTACAGCGTTACTGTCTGATATTTGTGATTGTATTGGTAATTTAACTGTACCTAAGGTTTCTTTTGAAAAAGATCTATTGTCAAATCCACCTTGACTGTTTATATTTCTAGTTCCATATTCTAAAATTGAAAATTTTACATAATCTTGTTTTTCTTGTCCAGGATTTTTTGGATAGGTCCAATTTCCATAATCACCTCTTTTACCTTTTTTACCAGAAACACTAAATGAACTTAATGATTTATTGGATTGTCCATCAAATACTCCTCCTCCACTAGCTCCAGTTGATCCATTAGTATCTGTGGTAGTGGATGTATCTCCACCAGAGGGTGCTGGAGTTTGTGCTGGTGCTTGATTTCCAACCCAAGTATTATATGGTTTGAAAGTACCAGAACTTAAAAAACCTTGCTTTTGATCTGTTGGTAATTTATTAATTATTGTTGTAGTGTTTTTCGTGAATGTGGATGAGTTTTGATTTAGAAATGCTCCTATGGGAGTGTTATCAGACCCAACAGTAGTATTTGAATCTAAAGGTGCCCAAGAATTATTTGTAGCATTCCAAGTAGCAACAACAGATCCATTTTGATCAACTACGTTAGGAGCTGAATTAGGGTTTTGTGGGTTTATTTGTATACCAAATCTACCTGTTCCAGTTCCAGTTTTAACTGGAAACAATGTAGTTTGACTTGTGGGTGTGTTTTGTATAGACACTATTATTCTTCCGTTCTCAAGAAGAGGTTGTATTTATTTAGTAATGAATTTGGCGTACTGGATATTTTGTAAATCACTCAATTCATTATTTCTAACATGATGCAATTGTCCAACAACCTCTATCCAAGTATAATTTCTTTGCTCTCTCCAATGATAATTATATCCTTTAAATCCCCACTTTTGAATTTCTAAACATGTCACTAGTGGATGTTGATCGTATGTTATGTTTGGGGTTTTTGGTCTATAAACAAAAGTATAATGTTTCCCTGGTGTAGGTATTAGATCAATTTCTTTTAATGTATCCATAATGTAGACC